TCAATGGTCGTAGGAGACGTCGGAATCAATCTACGGACATGATCCCGAATATGCAAAATGGGCCGAAAGTGGTCACTTGAGGGCTCAGGGCCCTCTCCTACCATAGCGCTCACTGGCATAGAACGTTCTGACCGATTAAATGGCACTTCCTTACTTTGAGCACGCATGACTACAGGAGTTTTCATCGAATTCGGAGTGAAAGAAACCCCTCGAGGGTCTTTGAAATCAGAAGACTCTGACGCCATTCGACCTCCAAATGCAAAGCGGGGTCTCTCATACAAAGAATCTTGTCTTTTCCGGAAACCGAGATCTTTAGCTTGATCATCCGTCATGAACACTGGAGCTCCAGATATCGTATGCTGCAAAGACGGGTCATTCAGTGTAACAGGAGAGAAGAGAGACAAACCGGAAGGCTGAGTCAGCGTCTCCGTGGCATACCCATAAAGCCTAAAATTCTCGCCTCCTGACACATGAACGACAAAGTCACATGTGGTAGCTACTGAACCGTTGGTGACTAATGGTTGAAGCAAGAAAATGAGCACTCGCCCATGCGAGAGTCCATTGGAAAGAGCGTCTACCGAAATGGGAACATGATCAAAAATGCTCGCCATCGGTAGATCTATCGTAACACTCTGCCCACCCGCTGAAAATTCTACCACTGTCGACGGATTATTCACGTACGCTTGCATACTCAAGGAGCTAACTGCAGTAGTAGCAGCTTCATAACTAGGATAATACTCCTTAACGACTAGGAGCTTGTACATATGAAAAGACGAGCCACAATTTTGAAGGGTGAGACGCAGATTTCCACTATAGTAACGACTCATAGATGCCAGCTTATCTAAAGGAGCTGTTAGAATCTCCGTGCCCGCAACACTACTTCTAAACATCTTGGGATGAATAGGAGCCGTAAACAGGCACGTGCCTGAGGCGGTGCTCGTACTAATAGTTACTTTCGAGACAGCCATAGGTTTAGAACAGAGGAAGCTCACACTACCCTCATCAACTTCAGTATCTATTTCCTCCACCATAGCATTAAAATGAGCCGCGTACGGATCAAGCTTATAGTAGAAAGTTGGAGCATCAACGTAGTTTGGGTTGTTGCGGTGGGCAGCAACAATCCTCCTTTCCGGATTCCGCACATTCGGGTTGTGCAAACCAGTATATGCACGAATCCAAGAACGCCCGGTGTCTAAAACGTCTCCAGTAAGCTTCCTACCAACGCCAAAGAGCCCATCTATAGCTTTAGAAACATTTCTAGAAAGAGATTGTCCAACCATGTTCGTAACTATCTCAGGATTCTCAGTCACCAGCTCCCAACCCCGTCTAAGCCCTGTGGAGAAACACTGGCAACACGTAGCGCACATGGCTGCTGCCACAAAATTAGCGCATTTACATCGCACCTCCTTAGCTTCAGCCTCAGCAGGTGATTGGAGCTTGTCCAAAAGAGCTGACGAGGGTGCCGGCTGTTGCTGAACGACATCACCTGATTGGGCGATGAAGGACGCCTTCGGCACAAAACAGTTCAACTCCTTGAAGACTACCGACACGGTTAAAGCCAGAGTTGTTGCTCCGCTAGTAGGAGCTGCCAAAGGTGAGACCACTCGTATGACCAAATCTGCGTAGTCACTATTTGCACTAACGGCTAAATTTGCCAAGCCAACTCCATCCAGACTGTCGTTATTTGAGACAGTACTACGCAACTTTGTCTGACTGTACCACGGAATCTCGACACATGCCGACGAAGCATCACATGCCAACAAATAAGCATGTGGCGCACATTGCATAGTATGCAAACCAGAGAAACCTCCGGGAAACTGAACTGCCTTTGGCAAAGCTGAGACGATGAGCATTCCTGCGTGCATAGGAGTGCCCGCTACCTGCACAACGAGACACATCTTCGCATGATACAGTGAAGATAAGTCGAGAAAACTAGCTGCCACGCGATTGAGAGATGCCAGTGTACTCGGCACTCCGATAGACGCGACAGTTGCGCCAGCTGCTTGAACAGTTGTCCAATTGTACACCCCGACATGGAACGGCTTATTCAGCATACGACTGAAATCCATTCTCATATCGGGATCAACGGACGTGAACTTTGGAGTTAAGTCGTAGAGAGCGGGTGTTTCCACTACCTCTCTCAACACTAACTCTGACTGATGGCCACTTGAGACCACATCTATAGTTTGAAGCGAGTTACTACTCGTCTCTACACTATTCATAATCTGATTGTCAGTACCACTGACAACAACATGTTGATTATCATTACTTTCGGCAATGCATTCAGGCGGCATTAGCGCACAATAAGTGTCTTCAAATACAATCCAGAGAGGCTCCGAACCCAGGAGTAGAAGACATTTCCTGTTTTAAGTCAAAGAACCTCTCTTTCTCGATGATTTATGATTAAGGGCTCAAAATCAAATAAAAGCCCACTCAATTTTTCACGCATACCTCTCCACAAATCCAGAACAAAACTCTGGATCCTCAAGCTGGACTAACGAACAAAGTTCATGCTCGGATCTGAACTCGTGGTCAAACAAGCCTACAATCCCACTCTTAACTCGCGCCATTAAACTGTGATAGTCAGGATGCAGAAATGCTTCTCTCTGAAAAGCATCAAGCTTATTTGCCACGACAACATCGTGATCCTTATCTCCGCTATACCAAGACATCGATGAAAATAACGTGTCTCGGTCCAGGGGGGGAACTATCTTCTTAAAACGAGCGTCGTACTGGAAACTTCTTTTAAGAAACGTGATATCCTCCCACTCTTCTGACCCAACACTAGGTTTCTCTTTCTTTGCAGTGGTGAAACCTATTCCCAATTCTTCAAAAAACCGAGCCATGGATAACATATCAAACCCATCCAAATCAGACCCAATAACTTTATCATCTCCATAGACATGGTCACAAATATCGCGTGTGAACTCAACTAACGAAGGCTTTCGTTGTTGCAACCTACATTCATTATTATACCAAGCTGCGGTATACAACCGATTAACAAGGCTGTTCAAAATAGCAGTCAAAAAGGAACCTGAAGGAAAAGAATGGGTAGTGAGCCAAGTGTCATCGCCAACTATCACTACACAATGAGCTAAATTGGCCAAAATAAATTCCGCAACTATGCGATCTTCTTCGCCAACACACCGGCCTGGTATCTCTTCTGCTAGCAAGTGCTGAATCTGAGACAGCATACCACCGTCCCACCACTTAAAATCGCCGGCCCACCGACGTTTTTTCCTACTTAACCGATCATGAATCTTCCCAAAATCTCGCAGTGGATTTATCCCCACCATAATACCATTCCTCCAGCGATCGCACATTAAGTGTTCAACCAAATGACCAAACACTTTCTTAGTTATCAATTGCATTATCACTGTAGAACATCTAAATGTTCGAGGCACGTCCACCTTAGCGTCACTCCGCAATTCATCTTTCAAACATTCTACCCATATGATGTCCTCCATTTTCACATCACCTGAAACAATAGAGGACCACACACGGTCATACTCGCGCTGACCTAAATCAGTCAATTTACCTGCTTCAAAGTCAATATATGCTTCCTTATCCTTCGCCATACGAAACCCATTAGCTGACTTCTTATTGAAGCCAGCTAATGTGTCAGTCCCTTTAATCACTTCCACCATACTCAAAGAACCAAACGCAGGCACGACAGTGCGCAAATAATCACGAGCAAATTGCAAATCGCTTGAATGCATGCCCTCAGTCTTCTTAAAGGACTTCTTTGCTATCTCGTTGACTGTCTTATGGCCAAAAGCACCCAAATTGGCGGGTTGTCTAGAGATTGGGAGTATTCCAGCTATTCTAGTTGGTAAAAGCTTGCTCTTGTCTGGGGCCATGGCTTTAAAACCTGTTTCAAGTTTCACACCACTCGTCTCATTCTTAAGATAGGCACTCATATCGCACTGAAGCACGTACTTATCGTCACTCTGCAGAATAGCCCCTAACTCATGAATAGTTCTCTCTGACCATAAAATAGAGATCCCATTAACCGAATCACCAGCGACATGTTGACCAAGCACACCTCGCTGTGGATCTATAAGTAGAGCACCGCATAAACCAACGGCGCTAACATTGTAACCTTTAACCCTAGAACCCGCCACTAAATTCTCATACGTGTTCTTATAGTAACGTGTCGGTCCAATATCAACTGCTAGAGACTCAATATCTATTACTCCACTTGGGGTAACTAACTCCCGCGCAATTCCGCCTGCTTTAAAAAAACTCGACATATTTTTAAAAATGGTTGAAACTTTACCATTACACTGATACACTGCCACATCCTCTCTCGAATTACAATAAACTTTCTTGATAGGAATGTGGTCCCAAATTAATTGACCTGAACTAGCATCCACATGGACGCTCACACTATGAACCTCATTCGATAAATGAGACACTGTTATCAAAGAGTGACCCGAGACCAAAGCTATGCCAATCTCTTCACCATCATCTCTATGAAAAACGCAATATCGCAATGCCTTTTGCAGAGCTATACTCTGAGTGCTGCTCGGTTTACTGAGCTTATCACGCAGCTTATTCTCTAACGTGAAGATTTCACCGATCATCTCAGTGGCCTCGTACAAAGCATCTTGTGCCCTATTTCTCTTATGTACTCTGAAAGCAGTCAAGAGTCCAATTAGGCACAACGACACTAAGCCAGCTGCGCCGACTCTAGCGAAATTAAGCGAGCTCATCTCAGGAAGATAGGAGCGAATCAAATCTAGACACAACTCGAAATAACCTTTCCTAAAAGATTGCTCTTCTCCTACAGCGTCAGAAAAGAGTCCATCAAGATTGTAATCTTCGAGATCATCGCTCTCTGCGCGTAGCTCTGACATTTCTTCTTCTGTGAGCTCATTATTAGAGAAATTTGTATTGCGCATGGCCCCCAAATGATTAATAATTCGCTTAAACCACTTCAGATATTCAACTCGACGACCACTAGCGTCTTGGATAGCTGGAATGTCACTATCAGGGACTGCATACACCCACTTTTCCGTTCCTACATCAAAGTACTTAAAAGAAAACGCTCCCGAAAGCTTATTTCCATGCCTAGTCACTTTTGAAAAATCAAAGACATATCCACGTCGCCACAACGCCTTCACATCAGAAATGCAATCATCTTTCGTTAAACCTTGTAGCGTACTAAATCGATTCGTGGTCAAGAAAATATATGGGCTATTAAAGTATTTAGTATCTTTCAAATGTGCCTCAGCACACTCTAAAGGAAACTTAACTTCTGACACCCAATTAATCAAGTTGCGATACTGGGAAATTCCCTGTTGTCCCATATCATCAGTGAAAAAGATGTCCTCATTATCATACATATCATAGAAATCTTTTCCGTCATTCATTGCTTTAACGGTATGGCAATACGTAGGCAAATTCATTGCTTTAATGACCTGCCCCATGATGACTGACTTGAAAACTCCTGGGGGTCCCTCAAAAACGCAACATACTGGTTCTACTCTACGAGTAGATTCATAACAAGTGACTGCCCGTTGAACACGCGCAAAAGCTTCAAGAGTTTCTCGAACTCGAGCAGAACGGACCTTCCATTCTAAGACATTCGGATGTTTAACCTTCACACTTAATTCTTTGACTGTAGCGCGCATCGCTTCAACCAACATAGCACGCTTATCTTTCTGAAATTGCAGATTCACGGCTTCAACCTTAGATAGAATACGATAATGCTCTCCAAAAGGCAACATCTCTAATAGAGGAACAACAGCTAGCCGACCTTGTTCGGGCAAATAATCCACGAGTCCACGCAGAAAATCTACCACACAATTAAAGACATTACAAACATAAGTGCTATCATCCAACATTTTGGCACTGGAAAAGGCACTCATACGCTTGACCACTTCCAAGAGCTTCGTAGGGAGTAGCATTGATAGCGCGCTAATAGATAAAGCATCCAGACTTTGGGCCAACCACTGCTCAGCA